ATTATGAAAGATATTATTAAAGAAGTAATCAGAGAAGAACTGTTAAAGAACCAACAAAAGACATATTATTTTATGGCAGGATTGCCCAGATCAGGTAGCACACTTTTATCTGCAATCCTAAACCAAAATCCCAGAATTCACTCTGGGCCTAGTTCACCCGTAACTAGCATCATGCTAACTTTGGAAAATGCTATTGCCAATGATGAACTGTTTATCGCTTATCCTAAAATGGAACAAGCCGGCGAAATTATTTCTAGTGTGATCAAACACTATTACAGCGATGTGGATAAGCCAGTTATCATTGACAAGAATCGTTCTTGGGTAAACAGAATGCATTACATTCCTGGATACTTTGGTACAGAACCCAAGATTATTTGTCCAGTTAGAAACATTGATGAAATTTTAGCATCGTTTATTTCGATGCACCGTAGAAATCCTATTGAGTCAAATGGCAAGATTAACTTCATTGATGAAATGCTTGTTAAAACTAATACACCTTTGACAGATGATAACCGTTGTGAATTTTTAGCTAGTCCTAACGGCATTCTTGGTCAAAGCATGGCAGGGATTCGTCAAGCTATCATGGAAGGTAGACAGCGACAAATTCACTTTGTTGAGTATAATGAATTAGTAAACAACCCACAAGAAACTATGCGAAAGTTATATGACTTCTTGGGTGAAGAGTATTTTGAACATGACTTTACCAATATCATAAATCAACACAAAGAAAATGATGGTCAAGTATATGGGTTTGCTGACATGCATGATGTAAGAAATTCATTAAACAAGACTTCAGTTGATCCAAGAGAAATCTTATCAACTTATATTTTGGAAAGATGTGTGGGTTCTGAATTCTGGAGAAACTTAGAAGACTATGTTGCAGAAGACGCGCCCTACACAGAAATTCAAAGCACGGAAACACCACAATCAGAATCGTCTGACAATAAAGGCGAAGATCAAACAACTATTATAGGAGCATAACATGAGTATGACACAAGAAGAAATCCAAGGTACATTAAAAGCAGCACGAGACAGTGTTTGGGTAATTGATGATTCGCTAGCTAAACTAGCTGGCGGAGCACAACCCACTGATGAAATTAAAAATGCAATTGATCGTAACGTATCGCATTTGAAATTGGTAGTAGGCAATCCTGATATTGCTAATTCAGGCGAAGACATTAGTGATATTAATGCAGCTATTACAGCAGGTGAAGCTAAGTTAGCTGAATTGGGATAATAAATGAAATATAGCATAATCATTCCTACATATAATCGTTGTAATGACCTGTTAAAACCTTGCATAGATAGTATATTCAAATATACTGATATGCAAGACGTTGAACTTATAATAAGTGCTAATGGCTGCGTGGATAACACAAACCAATATCTAAATGATTTAATCGCTAAGTTTAACGAAATTGGTTTTTCAAACAACATAAAAGTAGTTTGGAGTGATAATGCTTTAGGTTACGCGAAAGCAACTAATGAAGGTATAAAAGTATCTACTGGACAAAAGATTATATTACTTAACAATGACACTGTTTTGTTAGAACAAGAAAAGAACAAATGGATAGATTTATTAGTTAATCCGTTTAAGAATGATCCTAATTGCGGTATTACTGGTCCGGTAAAACAATGGTCAAGTGAAGCTAATCATCAGTTTATCATATTTTTCTGTACTATGATAGATCGTAGAGTGTTTAATGCTGTAGGGTTACTTAGCGAAGACTATGGAGTAGGAGGCGGCGAAGATATTGAATTTTGCATCGAAGCCGAGCGCAGAGGCTTTAAAGTAGCAGAGTGTGCAGAAAAACAAATCTTATCACCTACTTCATACACTGGTATATATCCTATCTATCACGAAGGTGAAGCTACAATGAACGATAAAACACTCGTTCAAGAATGGAAGTCTACTTACTATTACAACGGATTGCGTCTAGCTAGAAAGTATAATTTGCCTTACTTCAAAAAAGAACTAATGAACAACTTTGAAAGATACTTGTCAGTAAAAGGCGAACCAGTGGACGGTAGAGAAAGTGCTAGATACTTGTGGGCAGCTAGTAATGTTATAGGAAATAAAGTATTAGAAGTAGGATGTTCAAATGGATATGGTTCACAGTTCCTAAGTCAAGATATCGATTATACTGGAGTAGACTATGATAGTAAGATAATCAAGTTTGCTAAAATGGAACAATGGGGAAATACTAGACAATTTGTTCACGCTGATATTAATACATTCGACCTTGATTTTTACGATACTATTATTGCATTTGAAGTTATCGAACATTTAGATAACGGATTAGAGATCGTAGAAAAACTAAAAAAGCATTGCAGACGTTTGTTGATTTCAGTCCCCTATAAAGAAACGCCTGGATTCTGGGGTGAACATCATAGATTGCACATGCTAGACGAATCGCATCTTCCTGGATTTGAATACAAGTACATAGATCGTGATGGAAACGTAAACGACACCCCTGCTGATCCCCTAATGAATTTGATGTTGTGTAAGCATGACTCAGTGCCGGTGATTAATCATGATTTTTTAAAATATCAAGAACCGCATACATACAACGAAATCTTTGAAATAAACTGTTATTCGCTAAAACTTGATGATGTTAGAGGAAAAACAGTAGTTGATATCGGCGCCAACTTAGGCATGTTTTCTCTTAGATGTGTAGAATGGGCAGCAGAAAGAATATTAGCAGTAGAAGCACAACCTGTAATTTACCGAGAAGGTTTACTACCTAATACACAACATATAAAACAAATAGAACCTCTGTTCTATGCAGTTTACGATAAAGATGGTCTTAGTGTCGAAGTAGAAAATTTACATTTGGGTTCTAACGTGAGCAAAGTTAGCGACACAGGAACTCCCACGATCACACTAAAAACATTATTAGAAAAGTATAATGTTGAAGGCGATAACTTAGTATTAAAGTTAGACTGTGAGGGTTCTGAGTTTAACATACTGCTTACATCCGACGAAGATACACTTAATAGATTTAGCGTAATTTTTATCGAAATGCACGGCAGTGGCCGCGGCTCCGATTTTGAAAAGTATGACAATAATGCAATCAGAGAACTACTGACCAATAACGGATTCACTAGAGTACATTCAGTAGGAAACTATCAATACATAGATGATGTGCCTACAATAGGTGATGTTGTTGTAGTAGAAAAATGGATAAAATAAACTAGTAATGACTAAACTAGTAATTAATAGGACCTGGAATGGATTAGGAGATTTATTGGCCTTATCTACCCTTCCTGAAATATACACACGCATAGGATATGAAGTGTATATGAGCGACAAACAAGAATTTAAAAACGAGGGAGCCAAGTCACTTATAATGCATAATCCTTATATCAAGGGTGTTGCAGATGAAGATAGTAACTTAACTCATTGTCATCTTTTTAATAGACCCTATCCATATGAATGTGAAAACATAAATTATGTAGCCAGAATAGAGTATATGACATTTGGCAAATGCTATAATAACTACCCTAAACTTTATTACAATCCTGTTTTTAGGAAAGAATGGAAAGATATTACGTTTGTAGACTTGAATCACTTTTCTGCCACACATACAACACCTTTTATTCACCCAGTTGATCGGTATAAAGAATATATTTTTCACAATAACGGTAATATTGTAGTACAAGGTGATAACTACCAAACAACTTCTATTTGGGAATACATTGATATTATATTTTCGTGCAAGAAATTTATTTGTACATTTTCTGGTAGTAGTGTAGTAGCTTCTGCAATTAACATGAGAAACACTGAATGTATTGCTACACACGGTTACTGGGAAGATCGCTTTAATAATTTAGGTAAAGTTTTTATTTTTGACAACATTTCATATATCGGAATTTAATAGCGGATGCACAAGATAATAATGAAAAACGAATGGGCTGGTCTAGGGGACTTCTTATCACAATCCACCATACCAGAAATATTTACTCGTATGGGATATGATGTTTATATGAGTAACAAACAACCATTTAGTAATGAAGGTATTAAAGAATTGGTTATGCACAATCCTTATATCAAAGGATTTGCAGAAGAAGATGCTGATTTAGTATATCTATCGGATAGGTGGTATTATTGTCCTATTACTAATACACACAGACCTTACCCTTATGATGAATGCGACAACACAAATCATATTGCTAGAATAGAACATATGATATTTGGTAAATATTACAATAATTATCCTAAGTTATATTACAATCCAGTGTTTAAATCTGAATGGAAAGACGTAACTTTTGTGGACATGAAGTATTCTTCAGCACTATACAGCGGTTTTGGACCCTATTTACATCCAATAGACACTTACCTAGAATACGTGTTTAGAAATAATACTAATATAGTAATTCAGGGAAAAAATTATCAGACTACATCGATATGGGAATATATAGATATCATATTTTCATGTAAAAAATTTATTTGTACATTTTCAGGTAGCAGTATAGTAGCCTCCTCCATAAATGCACATAATACTGAATGTGTTATGTCTAAAGAATACTTAGAAGACAGATTTTATAGACTGGGAAAGACTTTCACATTTAACAATATTAAATACACAGGAGTTTAAATATGTTACAAGGCTACAATATAGACCAATTTGGGATATTAAAACAACTTAATCCCATAACTGAAGTAAGAGATTATGGATTAGAAAGAAACGGTTACGGAGAAAAATCACACTACTTATCGTATATGCGATTGGGTTTCCTAAAAGGGTACGTATCTGAATCTACTAGTATTTTAGATGTGGGTTATGGTAACGGAGATTTCTTAAGAGCGTGCCAAAAACACTTTACTCTTTGTGCAGGATATGATTTAATTGATACATACTTGCCTGATGGCTGCTTCAAAGAAACCGATTTGTTTGCTAATGAATATGATGTAATTACCTTTTACGATGCATTAGAACATTTTGAAGATATTTACTTTTTGGAGAAACTAAAATGCAAGTATGTGGTAATCAGTTTACCTAATTGTAAATATCCAACTGATCCAGAATGGTTATTACAATGGAAGCATCTTAAACCAAATGAGCATTTATATCATATGAATAAAGAATCATTAACTGCGTTACTTGAAGCAAGTGGGTACGAGGTAGTATGCAGCAGCTATTACGAAGACATTATTCGCAAAGATGCTAGACTTAAAGATAATATTTTAACTATTATTGGTAGAAAATGAAAGATAATAAAATCTTATGCTCTATATCAACTAAAGGTAGGTATCATACGTCTTTGCCGATGGCGTTGTATAGCATTGCAATACAAACTAGAAAACCAGACTTGATAGTAATATATGATGATAATGATGTACCTGAAGATGTTAGACAGTATCCTATATACCAAAGTATTTTTAGCTTATTAGCAGATGTTAAAAACATTAAATGGGAATGGCAATACGCGCAGAAGAAAGGACAACACTACAATCATCAAGCAGCCAACGAAAAAGCCACCAGAGAAGGCTATGATTTCGTATGGCGAGTAGATGATGATACTACTCCAGAATCCAATGTATTGGAAAATCTAGAAAACTTCATGATTAATAATATAAATATAGGAGCAGTGGGTGGATCCATATTAACTCCGTCATGGGATGTTAGTACGAGAATTCATTCTACTGGTAAGATAGAAAATATAGACAAAGAATCTAACATACAATGGGGGTATATCAAGAAAGAAAAACAAGTAGAGCATTTACATTGTTCGTTCTTGTATCGCGCAGGTATTTACGATTACAACTTAGCATTATCAAAAATAGCACATAGAGAAGAAACACTTTTCACATATGGTATTCACAAACTAGGGTATGATCTGTATGTTATCTCCAACACAAATACTTGGCACTTTAAGTCAGAAGGTGGTATTAGAACTACTAACAACAAAGAGTTATATGATCACGATGAATACATCTTTAGAAACTTTTTAGAACATAAAGATAAAACTATAATAATATTGGATTCTGGTATGGATGATCATATTGTTTTTAAACATGTGCTACCCCTAATTAAGAATCCTATAGTATATACTTGTTATCCCGATATCGTTCCCGGAAAAAGCATTCAAGAAGCTAAAAACATATTTGGTGATATTGATTATTGGAACATTTATAAAAAGATGGAACAGTGGAACTGGAAAGGTAGTTTAGAAGACGCATTCAGGAAATTGTACAGAGTATGATTATTATTTCCCCTTATGCACAAAGACTTAGAAACGGAAAATCGACTCAACGAGCATTTATATCATATGAATAAAGAATCATTAACTGCGTTACTTGAAGCAAGTGGGTACGAGGTAGTATGCAGCAGCTATTACGAAGACATTATTCGCAAAGATGCTAGACTAAAAAACAATATCTTAACTATTATTGGTAGAAAATGACAAAAAATAAAATTCTATGCTCTATATCAACTAAAGGTAGGTATCACACTTTTTTGCCTTTAGCGATCCAAGCTGTTATTAATCAGACTAGAACACCTGATCATTTGATTATCTATGATGATAATGATCAGCCAGAAGACATGAGAAAATATCCAGTATATCAACAGTTGTTTAGACTGTTAGAAATCAAAAACATTAAATGGGAATGGGTATTTGCTCAAAAGAAAGGTCAACATCATAACCATCAGATGGCTAACGAAAAAGCAGCCAGAGAAGGATACCAATTTGTATGGCGAGTTGATGATGATAACGCTCCTGAACCTCAAGTGTTAGAAAAACTAGAAGAGTGTATGCACCTTAGACCTGGTGCCGGTGCAGTGGGTGGTGCGATATTAACTCCAGAATGGGACTTAACACCCAGAATGGCTACAGGCAAGATAGAAGATATTGACAAAGAACCTAATATACAATGGGGCTATATTAGAAAAGTAAAACAAGTAGAGCATTTACACTGTTCGTTCTTGTATCGCGCAGGTATTTACGATTACAACTTAGCACTTTCTAAAGTAGCACACAGAGAAGAAACATTGTTCACATATGGTATTCACAAACTAGGGTATGATTTGTTTGTTATACCTTATGCTAATACTTGGCACTTTAAGTCAGAAGGCGGTATTAGGACAACGAACAACAAAGAACTGTATGATCACGATGAATACATCTTTAGAAACTTTTTAGAACACAAAGATAAAACTATTGTAGTATTAGATTCGGGTATGGGTGATCATATTGTTTTTAAACATGTATTGCCTCTAATTAAAAACCCTGAAGTTTATTCGTGCTATCCCGATATTGTTCCAGGAAAAAGTATCCAAGAAGCTATCAATCTTTTTGGTGACATTGATCATTGGAACATTTATAAAAAGATGGATCAGTGGGATTGGAAAGATAGTTTAGAAAAAGCGTTTAGAGAGTTGTACAGAGTATGATTATTATTTCCCCTTATGCACAAAGACTTAGAAACGGAAAAATCAACCCAAAGAACTATCCATATTGGGCTGAACTTGTTGAACTGTTATTCAAAAAAGGATATCAAATAGTGCAAGTTGGAGTTGAAGGAGAAGATCAGTTAGTTCCTGACTTTAGAAAGAATTTGTCTTTAGCTGAACTAGCAGAATTAGTCAACCAATGTGATACTTGGATTGGTGTAGACAGTTTCTTTCAACATTTTTGTTGGGACTTAAAAAAGCCTGGTATAGTTATATGGGCTCAAAGTGATCCTAACATATTCGGACATAAAGAAAATATCAATATCTTTAAAGATAAAAAATACTTACGCAAACAACAGTTTCATATTTGGGAACAATGTGAGTATATCAAAGAAGCATTTGTTGAACCCGATGAAGTACTGAAACATATCAAGCAATCTATCGCATGATAAGTATACGATATGAATGCGTTTCAACTTGATTTTTACACTAGGCTTAGAGCCTGGTATGACTTAAGAACTAAGCTCGAAAATTGTACATTACATGATCAATGCGTAGAAACAGATAAGTTTTGGCAACAGAGCCCGATATCTAATCACTACTTACATCCGGCTGATATCAAGTCTTGGCCTGATCCATGGCAATTATTAGATGATAATATATACTGTAATTATTCTAGAGCTATGGGAATGATATATACCTTAGCACTCTTGGGAATAAAAGACATTGACTTAGTAGACGCTACTGACTATAATAGCGTAGATGTGGTATTAGTCTTGGTAGAAAACGCAAAATATATACTTAATTACTGGCCCGGGACGGTAGTAAATAATAAGCTCACAGACTTCACCGTAGTCAGACACTACGATATAACACCCATCATTCAGAAAGTAGGAACACTATGAAGATTTATGTCACAAAAAGATCAGGAAACAAAGAGCCTTTGACCATTGAAAAATGGCAGCAACAAGTAGCTACTATATGCAAAGGAACAGCCGATGTAAGTCAGTCAATGATCGAAATCAAAGCACAGCCTCATTTCTTTGATGGCATCACAACTAAAGAAATTGATGAAATAACTCTTAGAGCTATCGTAGACTTAATTGACGTAGAAAACAACCCAGACGTTGGACATGTAAATTATCAGTATGTAGCTGGTAAGCAGCGTTTATCCATGCTGAGAAAAGATGTATATGGCGACTACCAACCTCCCCACCTTTACGAAATAGTAAAAAAGAATGTAGCTGTTGGATTGTATACTCCAGAATTGCTAGAATGGTATACAGCAGAAGATTGGAACAAAATGAATGACATGCTGGATCATGAAAAAGATGAACAGTACTCTTATGCCGCCATTGAACAACTTATAGAAAAATATCTAGTTAAGAACCGCGCAACAAAAGAAATTTACGAAACTCCTCAGATCAGATACATGATTGCAGCAGCAACAGTATTTCACAAAGAAGAACCCAATTCAGCAAGAATGCGTTATATTCGTGAATACTACTCGGCTGCTAGTGACGGATTATTTACACTAGCTACACCAGTACTAGCTGGATTGGGCACGCCAACTAAGCAGTTTAGTAGCTGCGTATTGATTAGAACAGACGATGATCTAGACAGCATTTTTGCGTCAGGCGAAATGATGGCAAAGTATGCTAGTAAACGAGCAGGTATTGGATTAGAAATCGGCAGACTAAGACCTTTAGGCTCTCCAATCAGAGGCGGCGAAGTCATGCACACTGGCATGATTCCATTCTTGACTTGTCCCATTTCTGAAAAAATGGTTTGGTGATCTTAGATCATGTTCACAAGGTGGTATTAGAAACGCTTCAGCAACGATTAGTTACCCGATTTGGCACTATCAGTTTGACGATCTTATTGTATTGAAAAACAATCAAGGCACAGACGAAACTCGTGTAAGACATATGGACTATAACGTAGTCTTGTCTGCATTTTTCTGGAAACGATTCAAAAACAAAGAAAACATCACGTTCTTTGATCCTAACGAAGTTCCAGACTTATACGAAGCTTTTTACAGTGATATCAAGAAGTTTGAAGAACTTTACGTCAAATATGAAAAACGTAAAGATTTACGCAAAAAAACAATGAATGCTGAAGATGTATTCAAAGGCGGTATTCTTAAAGAGCGCACTGACACTGGTAGAATTTACTTGACCTTTATTGACAACGTACAAAATCAAGGTCCGTTTGACACAGCATATCATACAATCTATCAAAGCAATCTTTGTCAAGAAATCTTGTTGCCTACTAAAGCATTTAAACGATTAGATGATGCTAATGGTAGAATAGCCCTCTGTACTCTTGGAAGCATAAACTGGGGAGCATTTAGAAACCCAGAAGACATGCGTAGAGCGTGTAGAATTCTTCAGCGTAGTCTATGTAACATTCTTGACTATCAAGATTTCTTGTCTATTCAGTCTAAATTGAGCAACGACGAAATTCAACCTCTTGGTATTGGTGTTACTAATTTAGCATACTGGCATGCTAAGCGCGGTATGAAATATGGTGAGCAAGATGCACTAAACGAAGTTAAATCTTGGATGGAACATCAAGCATTTTATTTGACTGAAGCCACTGTGGAGTTGGCTAAAGAACGAGGTAAGTGTGTAGATTCAGACAAAACTTGGTATGGTCAGGGTATCTTCCCCTGGGAGCGCAGAGCAAAAGGCGCAAATGATTTAACAGACTTTACTCCTGAACTAGACTGGGAAACTCTAAGAGAACAAATGAAGACATATGGTGTTAGAAATGCTACACTAATGGCTATCGCACCAGTAGAAAGTTCTTCAGTAGTAATCAATTCAACTAATGGTATTGAAATGCCCATGAGTTTGATTACAGTAAAAGAATCAAAAGCAGGTAGTTTTACTCAAGTAGTTCCTGAATATCACAGACTGAAAAACAAATATCAGCTAATGTGGGATCAAACAGATTGTATTGACTATTTGAAAACAGCAGCGGTTCTACAAGCGTATGTTGATCAAAGTATCAGTACTAACACTTTCTACAACCCAGCACATTTTGCTGATCGTAAAGTACCTGTTACACTGATAGCTAAAAACTTAATGATGTTCTATTATTGGGGCGGAAAAACTCTGTATTATAGCTTAGTTAACAAAGCAGGATCTAAAGCTGATGCAGAAGAATTACCCTTGATGTTGGAATCTGCTAATCATGAAGAAGAAAGTGATTGTGAATCATGCAAATTATAAGGAATATTTAAATGAAACAGAAAATTTTAAAAGCATTACAAGCGCATTTTGTAGGACATATTGAAAAGCATAAAATGAATGTAGAAGTTATGCTAGCAAACCCGTTAGCTATTCATGATCACACTGATCTTATGAGTGCTATTGAAAAAGAAATTGAACAACTAATAGAATATCAAGATAAACTTGACGCACTTAGACAGCATTTCGCGGAATAAAAATGAGCAAACAACAATATAACTTAGAAACAAAAACAGATTACTTAACACGAAAGATGTTTCTTGACCCTGCAGGTCCGGTCACAATTC